TCTAATAGGAGCAGGAGTTACTACAGCAGCAACAGCAGCCGCAGCCGGAGCAGGTCTCGGCATTTACATGATGGCCAAAAACCCACAGGCTGTTGCAGGAGCTTTAGCTAAGATTGGTGGTAAAACATTAGGAGCCGTAAGTAAAATCACAATGAAAACAGGAATAGGAGCAGTTAAGCAATTAACAAAACAAATGCCTAATCTTGTAGCTAAGATGAAATCTGAAGGTAAAACGATTACTCCTAATTTAGCGAAAAAGCTCTTAATGCTTAAGAATGGAAACCTTTCTGAAAGAGCTCAAGCAATTATGGACATTGGAACAAAAGATCAGCAGATATCATTTATATTAGACAATATAGATGCTTTTAAGAATGATAAGAAAGCTTTAGGAATTGTTGCTCCAATGGTCGATAATGCTATAAAAGCTGGAAGAATGAAAAATCCATCAAACCTTAATGAAATAATCAATCAGGCAGAAAATATTAGTAAAGCTAAGAAACTTGGTAAAGCAGCAGCTGGAGGAATTGTAGGAGCAGCATCTACTGTTGCAATTACATTAAATGCTGCTACAAATGCGGCCAATGATATTGGTAGAGCATATAACATTAAAAATCAAGCTATTGTTAAAGATGGTAAGAAACTTGTTAGTTATGTATTAGCAGGTAAAAACCATTATGATGATATTGATTTAGAAAGGAAAAAGAAATGAGCGAATACGGATACATAACTCATAGTGAATTAATGCATCATGGAGTAAAAGGTCAAAAGTGGGGTATCCGCCGTTATCAAAATGCGGATGGCTCATATAAAGCAGGATCTGAAGGAAGATATTATCATCCTATTAGAAGTTTAATGAGTAAACTTCATAGAGCAAAAAGATCTGGTGTTACAATTGGTGATAAAACAATAGGTGGAGTAAGAGCCAAGAGTCAGATAAAAAGAGCAAAATACAAAGAAGATAGAAAAGAATTAGTTAAAAATAAACTGTTGGGCTCAAATGAAGAATCATCTAGTAAAGAAAAGAAAGTTGTAGACAAGAATTCTTTGGCTTATAAGAAAGCTAAGTATAATAAAGCAGCTGCAATTGCTACAGGTGCTATAACTGCAGCAAGCATAGCTGGAATGGGTGCTTTAATTGGTAGTAAAGCACTTAAGAATAAGAAAGCTGCTCACAATGCAATGCTTAAATTAGTAGATAATAAAGTTGGCGGAACTTCTATTAAAGGATCATCTATTGCAAAGGCTGCCTTAACAGGCGCAAAACTTTCTTCAAAAGGAAAAGATAATGCAAGAGCAGAATTAAGGAGATTAACAAATAAAGGTATAGATAATGCAAGAGCATTTACTAGTAAACAGGTTGTTAGTAAAGCTATTAGAACAACTCCAAATTCAACAAAAGCTCATTTAATTTATGATCCTAAAGGATTTGCTAAGTATAATGCCCAATTACTTAAGAAGAAAAAGCGATGAATGAATTATACCACCATGGTATTAAAGGCCAAAAGTGGGGAATAAGAAGATACCAGAATGCAGATGGTACATTAACGCCTGCTGGTAGACTAAAGTATGGAATTGAACTTCGTAAAGAAGTAAAAGGATACAAAACTTCTACAAAAGCTAACTATGATAAAGCTAAGCAGGAATATAGAGATTTTAGGAAATCTGGAATAAAAGATTCTGTAAATCGAGATAAATTAAAACAAAAAGTTAAAGCTGCAAGAGATGAAAAACGAATTGCAAATGCATTAACTAAGAATAAGTATAAATCTCTTTACTTTAAAACCAGAGATCCTGAAAAGAAAAGAGTAACTAAAGAAATGGTAATGGCAGATGACAAGTTTAACAGAACTGCAAGAAAAGCACTAGTAACCGCAGTCGGAGCAAAACTTGTTGGTATAGTAATAGCAAATACAGTTCAAGGTGCAGCAATGGCCGGAACTGGTTACCTTATTAGTAAGAAATATGGTAAAGAAATAGTAGATAACTTATTTAATAAAAAAGGAGGTAAATAACTATGGCAAAGAAACAGAACAACGAAATTATCGACGAGTCAGTTGATGATGAGCCTATTGAAGTAGTTGAAGAAGTTAAGAAGGTTGAAGAACCTAAGAAGTCTTTATTTTCTTCAAAATTGGAGAAAGGCACTAGATTATCATAATGACTGTATATGGTTATATCAAACATAGCGATGATTGTTTAATGCATCACGGAATAAAAGGCCAAAAGTGGGGTGTAAGAAGATACCAAAATGAAGATGGTACATTAACACCTGCCGGTAGAGCTAGATATGGATATGGAGAAATAAACAAAAATACTGTAAGAGATTTCCATAGAAGTAATAGTGAAACATATAAAAGAATTAAATCTGGAATGACTAACAGAGCAAATGATGCAATAGAAGAGTATAATGCGTATAGAAAACAGGCTAGAGATTCCGAATACAATGATATTATGAATCATTTTCGTGATAGCAAAACCAAACAAAGATTTCTAAATTATATGAATAGCACATTATCCGATAATGCAACTGAAGATACTCGTAAATATCTTGCTAATGATTGGATAGATAATGAAATTTCTTCAGCAAAATCTAGCAAAACTAGAGATTTATTGGATAAATATCATAATTATGCAAATGTTACTATGTCAAAAGATTTGGAAAAATATGTTGATGATATAGTAGGAGAGTATAAAAATTATAAACCATCAATGATAAGTTCTGATACAAAATCAAGAGCTAAAAATATGATGAAATCAATTTTACAAGAATTAGATACAAAAAATGCAGAATATTTAAGAAATTCTGATACAACAGGAACTGAAGAATTTTCAAAAATGCAATGGGATTATTATAATTCATATCTCGATGCAGTAAATAGACGTAAAAATCATTAAGGAGTAACTCATGAGTCAGATAAAAGATCGTTTTAAGCATGCTTGGAATGCATTCATGAATAAAGATCCGACCGAAAAAGTAGTTACTCAAGAGGCCGGTTACAGTTATTTTTACAGTAGCAGACCAGACATTGTTAAAGTTTCATATGGAAATGAAAAGTCCATATTAAATTCTATAATGTGTAGAATAGCAGTCGATTGCGCTTCAATAGACATACATCATGTTAAGTTAGACGAATATGAAAGATATTCTGAGACTATACATGATTCACTAGATACATGTCTAACAACTGAAGCTAATATAGACCAAACTGGTAGACAATTGATTAATGATATTGTTCTATCTATGCTTGATGAAGGAGTTGTTGCAGTAGTTCCTATAGATACTAATATTGATCCAACCAAAGGAACATTTACAGTCGAGACTTTAAGAGTAGGAAAGATCGTAGAATGGCGTCCTAGCGCAGTTAAAGTAAGGGCTTATAATGACCGAAATGGTAAAAAGGAAGAAATTTGGTGTTTAAAGCAGAATACTGCCATTATTGAGAATCCTTTTTATTCTATAATGAATGATAAGAGTTCAACGGCAAAACGACTCTCAAGAAAGTTAAGTTTATTAGACTCTGTTGACGAAAAGAGAAATTCAAATAAGCTTAACATGATTATTCAGTTGCCTTACTCTGCTAAGAATGAGATGAAAAAGAAGTATGCTGAAGAAAGAGTCGAAAACCTCGAAGCTCAGTTACAATCTTCGCCTCATGGTATAGCATATTCAGATGCAACTGAAAAGATTATACAATTGAATAGACCATTAGAGAATGAACTGATGGGTGAAGTTGAATATTTGACAAATCAGCTTTATCAGCAGTTAACAATGACACCTGGAATTCTAGATGGTACTGCAGACGAAAAAACTATGAATAATTATTATTCTAGAACTGTAGAACCTATAATGAATTACATTGTTGAAGAATTTAAACGTAAGTTTTTATCTAAAACAGCAAGAAGCCAGGGTCAATCCATTATGTATTTCAGAGATCCTTTCAAACTTGCACCGATTAGTTCGGTTGCTGAGCTTGCTGATAAGTTTACAAGAAATACAATAATGACAGCAAACGAAATTCGCCAGGCTATTGGTATGCGTCCTTCGCAGGATCCTAGAGCAGACGAACTTAAGAATGCGAACATTTCTGAGTCTAAAGACCAGGAACATATAAATGTTAATGGACAGAACATAGATGAAGAAATGGCAGATGAACCGGAAGCATATCCGGTGGAATATTAAGAAAGGAGAATCTTTCAAAATGGGATTAAATCTTAAAGAAAATCCTGATTTTGCTGGATGGGCAACAGTCTACAATGTTAAATGCTCAGATGGTAGAACATTGAAACCCAATAGTTTCAAGGATTGTGATGGAATTAAGGTTCCTATCGTATACAATCATGACCATCAGGACATTAACGGAGTTCTCGGTCATGCATATCTTGAGAATAGAGCCGATCGTGGCGTATATGCATACTGTTATCTCAATGATACAGAAAACGGTCAGGCAGCTAAGGAAATGGTTAAGCATGGCGACATTTCAGCATTATCTATTTATGCAAACAAGTTAAAAGAGCAGGCTGGTAATGTGTATCATGGTATGATTAGAGAAGTTAGTCTTGTACTTGCTTCAGCTAATCCCAAGGCTTATATCGATACAGTTCTTACACACTCAGATCCTGAAACTGACGAGTGGGAAGCAGAAATGTATTTCGGCGAGCCTATAGATACTAATATTGAATTACAGCATTCCGATGAGAATAATGATGATTCAAATGATTTGCAGCATGCAGATGAACCTAAAGAAGAGCCTAAGGAGGATAAACAGATGGCTAAAGAAGACAGAACTATCGAAGATATCTTCAATGAAGATTTCACAGATGAGCAGAAAGACGTAGTATATGCAATTGTCGGACAGGCAGTTGAAGATGCCTTAGAAGAGGCAGGAGAAGATGGAGGCGATGAAGAAGATATGAAGCATAACGCATTTGATAATTATGACCAGTATGAAGAGGATGGTATCCATGTACTTAGCCACAGCGAGATTCAGGATATTTTCAAGGATGCACCTCAGACAGGATCTTTAAGATCAGCAGTTCTTGCACATACAGATGATTATGGTATCGAGAATATCGATTACTTATTCCCTGATGCAAAGCTTAATGCTGATGACCCTCAGTTCATCAGAAGAAAAGATGACTGGGTAGCTAAGGTTATGTCTGGTGTAAGCCACAATCCTTTCAGCCGTATTAAATCAATCTTTGCTGACATCACAGAAGATGATGCTAGAGCAAAGGGTTACATCAAGGGTAACTACAAGAAGGAAGAGGTATTCCGTCTCTTAAAGAGAAAGACTGAGCCTACAACCGTTTACAAGAAACAGAAGTTTGATCGTGATGATATCGCTGACATCACAGACTTTGACGTTGTAGCTATGGTTAAGAAAGAGATGCGCTGGATGTATGATGAGGAAATCGCTCGTGCTATCCTCGTTGGTGATGGCAGACCTGCTTCTTCAGAAGATCACATTGACGAAACACACATCAGACCTATCTGGAAAGAGGAAGATCTCTTCACAGTTAGAAAAGACGTTGCAGTTGCTGCTAATGCTACAGCAGATGTTAAGGCTAAAACATTCATTAAGACAGCTATCAAGGCTCGTAAGGATTACAAGGGATCAGGTAACCCTGTTCTCTTCACAACTGAGGACCTTTTAACAGATATGCTTCTTCTTGAAGATGGTATTGGCCATCCTATGTATGATACAGAAGAGAAGCTTCGTACAGCTCTTCGTGTATCTGAAATCATTACTGTACCTGTTATGGAAGGCCTTTCCAGAACAACCGATAAGGGTGAGACAAAGAACCTTCTTGGCATTATCGTTAATCTTAACGATTACAAGGTTGGTACAGACCGTCAGGGTCAGCTTAACATGTTCGATGACTTCGACATTGACTACAACAAGATGATCTACTTGATGGAAGGTAGAATGTCTGGTTGTCTTGTTAAACCTTTCTCAGCTATCGTTCTTGAGGAGTCTATCTCTGTAACACTTACAGTAGAGCCTACATCTCCTAACGAGACAAGATACGGCAAGGAAGTTGATGACCTTCAGTCAAACATCGAAATCAATAGTGATTCAATCATGGGTACATTGAGATATGTAACCGGTTACACAGGATTCTCAGGTGATCCCGCTCTTCAGTCAGGTAACTTCTTAGCACTCGATCTCAGCGCTACACCTGTAGATGCAACAATTCAGGCTGAGGTTATCGGTGGCGACAGTGAAGGCAATCCTGTAACTGTTGATGACGGTGTTCTTGTTATCAGAGTAGCAGATAGAAAGCAGAAGCTTCATATCAAAGTTACATCTGATGCTAATGTTATCGAGAAGACATACAGATTTGGTTCACTCAAGCTTAAGACAGCTTCCAACTAATTCACAGTCAGCTTAAGTATTTTCAAAATGGGGTGAAAGTCTATGAAGTACTATGGTAAAATAGGTTTCGCGATTTCAGAAGAGACCATCGTTGATGGCAGACATACTGGAGTTTGGAACCAGAACATAACTGAAAAAGAGTATTATGGAGAAATGACGAAGCAGGTAAACAAATGGAGTACAGGCTCGGGAGCTAATGATGATGCGTCATATAGTTCTCAGCTATCC